CGCAAAATAGCGTATAACAAGGTATTGAATAAGGGATCAGTTCAGCAATCAATATGCACTTGACTTGTAATCAAAAACGCAAAAAGTTGATCCCGTTGAATAAAGGTTAATTTCAGCAATTAAACTTGTTTCGCAAATAACAAACCGTAGATGTGACAGTCTACATTTAACCTGTATAATATGGAGAATTAATATGTCTTTCAAGTCCGCAGTAATCAATTCGTCTTCGCGTACTGCAAATGTCGCTCGCACTGAGAACGGCATGAAGGCGCTCAAGTCAACTCTTTCCAACACTACCGATCTGTTCTTCAAGATCGGTGCTTCGCGTGGTAAGACTATCTCTGATCTGTTCGCTAAGGCGTACGCTGAAGATCGTGAGATGGCGCTTCGTGTAGCTCAGTGGGCGCGTGACGTCCGTGGTGGCGCTGGTGAGCGTGAGCTCTTCCGTCAGGTGCTTAAGCACCTTGAGAAGACCAACAAGGACGAACTGCTTAACACTCGTATCCTCGAGAACACAGCAGAGATCGGCCGTTGGGATGACCTTCTGGTTTTCACTGACGCTCAGGTCAAGGATAAGGCTTACGGTATGATCCGTAAGGCACTTGAGTCTGGTAACGGTCTCTGTGCTAAGTGGATGCCACGTAAGGGTCCGATTGCTCTTGAGCTTCGTGAAGCCTTTGGTTGGTCGCCTAAGTTCTATCGTAAGCGTCTTGTCGAACTGACTAAGGTCGTTGAGACTGCTATGTGTGCTAAGGAGTTTGACTCGATCAACTTCTCGCACGTTCCTTCGCTGGCTATGAGCCGCTACTCGAAGGCTTTCGGTAAGAATGCTCCTGATGCGTTCACTGCGTATAAGGAAGCTCTGAAGAAGGGTGACCCTAAGGTTGCTAAGGTTAATGCTGGTGCAGTCTATCCTTACGATATCGTGAAGAACGTCCGTCGTGGCGATAAGGGTCTTGCAGACGAACAGTGGAAGGCTCTGCCTAACTTCATCGGTGACGCATCGGTTCTCCCAATCGTTGACGTCTCTGGTTCAATGACTGCTAAGGCAGGTGGCCACCAGTCCAAGTCGGACATCACATGTCTTGATGTTGCAGTATCGCTTGGTCTTTACTGTGCTGACAAGAACACTGGTCCGTTCAAGGATGTCTTCCTAACGTTCTCGACCTCTCCGAAGTTTGTTACTGTAACTGGTACGCTTTCGCAGAAGGTACAGACCATGGAGCGTTCCAACTGGGATATGTCCACCAACCTCCACGCAGCATTCGATGAGATCCTTCGTGTATCTATCAGCAACAACGTTGCTCGTGAAGATATGCCAAAGATTCTTCTCATCATGTCGGACATGCAGTTCAACTGCTGCACCGGCTACGACGATCGTGCGATCCAGATGATCCGTCGTAAGTACAATGATGCGGACTACGAGATGCCAGCCGTAGTCTTCTGGAACATCAATGCGTATGAGAACGTTCCTGTTCGTTTCGACGAAAAGGGTACTGCTCTCGTCTCTGGATTCTCTCCATCGATCATGAAGGCAGTTCTTGCTGCAGACATGGATGCGATGACACCAGAGGCGGTCATGAAGAAGGCTGTAATGAGCGATCGTTACACTCTCTAAGTGAGGCGCAAGCGGCCAACTGCTATAGTGTTGGCGTATACTGTGCACCTCCGGGTGGTAGCGGTCGATACGAAAAGGCGACGCTGGAACTCGTAACCAGCAAATCGGTAGATGCGTTTATCTATACGGTAGACGCATCTACCCTATATTTTAGAAGAGCTAAATATTCTTTTACGACGGGGGTATCTACCTCCATTGACCATTACAACTGCTTCAAGTCTTAGATGGCTAAGAAAGCGGATATGGTTTCGATCATATCCACCGACGAAAACACTAATGATTTTGCATTCCTAGTAATGGAGGGATGGATGTTGAAGATACCTTATATAATGTCGATTTGTATCTTCTCATAGCGTAACTGTACAGGATGGGCTGTGATGCCCGGCAAAGCTGTCAGTGTCTGCCAAAGTCATTTATTCTAAGAGGATAAAATGACAAAACTATTCGAAAGCAAGAGAGACTTCCCATATATACGTTGGGCTGAAGGCTTCTTTATCGGTGCGATTGCAATCGTAATGATTGCTTTATTCACACCTCAGCCTGCACCTGCCGTTGAACGGGTTAATGTCGTTCAAGTAGTCGAAAAGCCAGTTATTGTAAAAGAACCTGTCTACTTAACCGCACACGATAAGAGACAGATACAATGTTTAGCAGAGAATGCATATTTCGAAGCTGGCAATCAATCAACCAAAGGTAAAATAGCTGTTACTAACGTTGTTATGAACCGTGTAGAGGATAAGAGATTTCCTAAGACACCATGCGGCGTTGTATATCAGAGAACAAAGCGAGTATGTCAGTTCTCATGGGTATGTGAAGGTAAGAAGCGTATTCGTAGCATGGCACAGTATGCTGATGCTCGTAAGGTAGCAGAGCAAGTTTACCTTGGTAAAGTAGGTGATGTCACCAAAGGTGCAAAGTTTTATCATGCCAATTATGTGAGCCCGGGTTGGAACCTCCGCCGGGTTATTACAATTGGTGATCATATTTTTTATAGATAAGGTAATGTATGAGTGAAAACCTGAAGTTCTCCAAGATGATGTCCTCGGACAGCTTCTATAAGGAGCTTGATAAGTTAGTGAAGGCTCATAATCTTACATACATGGATGCTATAGTATTCTATTGTGAGAGAAATGAGGTAGAGATTGAGACGGCCGCGGCCATGATCAAGGGGAACTTCAGGATTAAATCGCAGATTCAACAGGAAGGAGAACTGTTGAATTTTTTACCGAAAACGGCTAAACTACCTATATGATGACACCATTCGAAGCCTACAAATTGTTCCTCGCTGTAAAGATGCATTTCACGCAACCCAATTATGACTTCTTTAAATATAATGGAAAAGTGAATGCACAGCTTGACGCCTTCAACAGACGTAGAGACAAATACCATTTCGCTAAGCTGGCAAAGCATAAGGACGCATTGGGATATCTCGTCGCTCAATACTCCACCGGTAACTTTACCGGCTGGGCTGGTGACCTCTTTACAGAAGAGTGTGAACGAATCTATACTCAATACCTTGCTAGGCACCAGTCAATCACATACAACTTCCAGTCTGACCTGGGAAAGCTTGAAGAAGGATTTGTATCCAAATTCAAAGTCAAAGACGGTCAGCACCCCGAAGCCTTGGTTATGTTCCGTCGCGGTAATATATCCATCGAAACCTTTACTATCCTTAACAACCATCTGAACTTCTTTCAGCTCTGGGATACGAGGATAGATGACACCGTGCTATGGCCCTCTATTAGAGAGCGGTGTTTAAAGTACCGGCCATTTATACATTATGATAAGGTGAGAATAAAGTCTATTATTCGCTCTCTTTTGAGCTAAATAGATCCGGTCACATTGACCATATACGTCGAATATAAAACAATACGAAAGGTAATACATATGTCATTTAACGACCTCAAGCGTAATAGCGCTAACTCATTCGAGAAGCTCAATCAAGAGCTAACCAAACTCAATTCCAATCAGTCTAATTCACGCGATGAGCGTCTATGGACCTGTGCCACCGATAAGGCTGGTAACGGATATGCCATCATTCGCTTTCTTCCTGCTCCTGGCGGTGAAGATGTTCCGTTCGTTCGTCTGTTCACCCATGGCTTTAAGGGCCCAGGTGGCTGGTATATCGAGAACTCGCTGACCACTATTGGCCAGCAGGATCCGATTGCTGAACTGAATACTCGTCTCTGGAACTCTGGTGTTGAGTCGGACAAGGAAACTGTCCGTAAGCAAAAGCGTCAGCTTAACTACTACTCCAATATCTACGTCGTTAAGGATCCGGCTAATCCGGCTAACGAAGGTAAGGTATTCCTCTTCCGCTATGGTAAGAAGATCTTTGACAAGATCACTGATCTGATGAACCCACAGTTCGAAGATGAGAAGCCTGTAGATCCGTTCAACCTGTGGACCGGTGCTAACTTCAAGCTTAAGATTCGTAAGTTCGAGGGTTACCCGAACTATGATAAGTCTGAGTTTGATTCGGCTTCACCGCTGCTGGATGACGATGATGCACTGGAAGCAATCTGGAAGCAGGAATACTCTCTTAAGGAGCTCCTGGATACCAAGAACTTCCGTACCTATGACGAACTTAAGCGTCGTCTGGATCGTGCTCTGGGTCTCACAACCGGTGCTTCGCCATCGAATGCCCGTCAGGCGTACGTTGTGGATGAGGAAGATATTCCATCATTCGAACCTGCTCCTCAGCCTCGTGCACAAGAAGCTCGCCCTGCGCCTGCTGCTAGTGTCGATGATGACGATGAGGACTTCGCATTCTTCAAGCAACTGGCTGAAGACGATTAATAGCGAGCTGCTTTTCTAAGCAGTTCTGGAGGGGGCGGGAAACCGACCCCCTCTTTTTTTTGTCTTATTAGAACCTCACATTCCAATAGTCTCTAAATCCGTTGCCCCCTGTACCGTTTACACTGACCTGGTTTTGCGGGTGGCCTGTAAGCTCTTGAAGGTAACTCATCGGCTGGTAGTCCGGTGCTCTTCCAAAACCTAAAAGACTGCGAATTGCCGCATTAGTAGCTTCCTCTTCGCTAATGCGTCTTGTTGTAGCTGGCTCAGGGGTTGCTGTACCTCCTACAATCCATTTATTAGCATTGTACAAAGCTACAGCATCTTCAGCTTCTTCGGGACTTCGTGGTCTACGATTCCATTGACGTCTTATTTCAAAATGGAGATGAGTACCTAAAGAATATCCTGTGTTGCCCATACCGCCAAGTAAAGCACCACCGCCAATGTCTGTACCAACTCTTACGTTGCGGTTAATGGACTCTAAATGAGCATAAACTGTTGTGAGACCTGCCAGTTGACCGCTTGTATGTGTAATTGCAACCACATTACCATAATTACCAAAGCCTGTACCAGGCTGTCCTTCGCCTGCATGTACAACACGCCCTCCATCAATAGCATAGATTGGGGTGCCAGGTGCGTTACCCGCTACGCCAACGTCTGCACCGGGGTGATAACCATAGCTTCTCCATTTCATGCCGCTTGTAAGGACACCCGTGCCACCGGTTCTTGTAGCGCCTGTAATTGGCGCAGCCATTCCACCACCTGATAAGCTTGGTGATTGACCTAAACCTAACTCTATTCTACGCTCGCTAATAACTCTCGCGAGATCATTATAATC